GTTGGGTTACTACCTTTACTCATAAATCTTTCCTAATAATAAAAACTGGTTGATTATAACCATGTAGTTTTCTAATCCATCCTTTGCGACCTGCTACTTCAACAGCATCACACTTGTTGCGTTTAGCAAAATCTTCTATTTTAGTTTGTATGTCGGTCAACCAATGACCTAAGTTTTTACCTCCTGCGAGGAAGTATCGTAATATTTTTTTTTGTGGGTATCGTACTATTTCTGTTATTACAGCACTTTCCACACCACCTTGCCAACTAATCCAAAGCTGACAAGAATTTTGTTTTATACCTTCATATATATCATCCAATGTGTAGGTATCATCTATAGCTTTTTCTAAAAATGATTTACAATCTTTCCAAACAAAATCTATATCTTCTTTTGGTACTTTAACAATCATCCAATGATAATGTACGCAAAATTTTGATCATTATTACTTGAACTTGCGTGTGTTAATGTTGCTGTTCCACTAGCTCTTGCAGAAACAAATAAATTATTTTCTGCTGTTTTACCATTTGCTGTTGTAGGCATAAAAACAATAACACTATCACCACCAATTCTGGCATCTGTTAATGTTGTCGATGTTGCACTGGCGGTAAGTGTAATCTCACCTGTGCTATTTATTTTGCCATCCATAACATTATTTAAAGTTGTACTAACTAATCTTAAATGCTGTGCCTGGTCAGGCATTGTTAAAGGCACATTAAGAAACTGGTTACTTGCCATTCTTCTTTTTCTTTAACTTAGATAAATGTTTTTTCAGCATTACCGATTGTTTTTTATGTAACTTAGATGCTTTCTTTAATCCTTTGATTACTTTTTTTACTGTTTTCATTATCTTTTTCCTTCTGGTCTAGCTTCTACATCAACTCCAAGCATATTGGTAAAATTACCATTTACACTTACACGAAGTCTGTGATAGCGATCTGTTGTACGAAGCGGACAATTACCAGATGTATTCTGTGTAATTGCTGTTCCAGTTGTTGTTGCATTTGCTTGTGATGGTCTATGGATTGGAGTTACAGTTATTGTTGTATCTTCTCCATTTGCATCAACAATTGGTATTGCATTTATTATTGTGCTTCTTCTTCCGTCAACTCCTTCAAACTCTGCTGTATCAACTGTTGCTGATAGCGAAGCTCCAAGAAACTTGCCAAACTTTTTTTCTGAATTAAAACCTGCAAGACCTATTACTCCTTCATCATAAAAGAAAGAGTCAAGTGATCTAGGTAAACCATCTAGTGTGCCAAGAACATCTAAACTTTCTAAAGTATTGAATGCTTCTTGCGATGCACTTTGCACAAATGTTAAATCCTGACCTGATCCAGTTGACCATCTATCAGTAGAATAATTATAAATTAATAATTTATTATTAATAAAATCTGTTCCAGTTGCACCATCACCACGATATGACCATACAACAATGCTGTTGTTGGGATCTATCGCTGAAGTTACACCTTCAAGATTAGATGTAATATCATTAAAAAAGAATTCATCAACTTTACCATTACCTATCGGTGTAAGCTGCTGACCACCTGTTAATTTATAAAATCCATCTTGTGCCAAGAAGAATATTTGATTACCAAATGATGC